AATTATTTTCTGTGGTGATTACTATCAATCAGATTTTCGTAACGAAAAGGATAAAAACGGAATATTGGAATTTATGAAAGTAATTGAAACTATGCAAGATTTTGCGACTATAAACTTTACGTGGTCCGATATCATTCGATCTGATTTTGTCAGAGAATATATCATGACTAAAGAAATGATGGGCATTAGGTTTTAGGAGAAACTCGAATGAAATTAGCAATTGTTGTTGGGCATAACGAAATAAGCCAAGGAGCTGTTCGTACCGACACTCATGAAACTGAATATCAGTATAACAGTGACTTGGCAGGAAGAATTGTAGATGCTGTTTCGGAATATGACGAATATGTCGGTGTTAAAGTGTTTTACCGTGTGCCTGGCGGCGGATATACTCAAGAAATTGCTCGTGTATATGAAGAAGTTGACCATTGGGGTGCGACTGCATCAATCGAACTTCATTTTAATTCCGCAGGCGATCCTCGAGCTTCGGGGACAGAAACGTTTTCCTCAGGTTCTGTGAAATCCCTGATTCTTGCAGAAGAGGTTCAAATGGAAATGGTTGAGACTTTAGGACTTCGTGATCGCGGGATTAAGATTCGCAACAATCGTACTAAAGGTCGTGGCTATCTTTCTCTTGTTTCTGGCAATGCTCCTGCTATTCTCATTGAACCATTCTTTGGATCCTCATCGATTGGGCAGCGTGCTACAGATGATGAACATGAACGCCGAAGTCTCGCTGAGGCTATTGTAGAGGGAGCAGTAAAGGCAATGAAACGTTTCTAAAATGACCAAAAATCGTAAGATTGAGCGTGATAAGTATCGCAAACAAAATGATGATGATTTTCCTCGAATCAAACGAGTGGAAAAAGTAACTCATGATTATGATCACGAGGAAGAAGATTTATTGGAATATATGAATCAAGCTGATATCAGTAGATGGAAGCTTGGATAATGTTTTTTGATTGGTTGGGCCGTTACGTTTCGCGTGTAGGAATAGCATTTTCTATTCTTTTTAACACACTGTGTAATGGCCCAAGCAATCAGTCATTTTCTGCTAGAAATTGGGAGTTAAAACGTAACGGTCGATTCAATGCGGTATTTTTGATCGATTGGGTTTTCTTTTTGGATAAAGACCATTGCCTAACGAGCTGGATATACTGGGTTGAAATTGATGCCGCAAAGGATAATATCAGCAACAATTATGATAGAGTGAAAAAAATAATCCAAGATGAAAAAAATCGGTTGACATCCCTTCAAAAATGATTATATTGGTATTGTAGACAGCGAAAGGAAATACATCATGACCACTTTTGATTTTGGTAACGGACCTGTCCCTGCCCACCAGCACTCCAATGGTGGTGGCTGGGTTGCTGACACCGCTTATGTCGCTGACAGTGCTTATATTGGTCCCGATGCTCTGGTCTATGGCAATGCTCTGGTCTTTGGCAATGCTCTGGTCTTTGACAATGCTGTGGTCTCTGACAATGCTCGGGTCTCTGACAATGCTCTGGTCTATGGCAATGCTCTGGTCTTTGGCAATGCTCTGGTCTATGACAATGCTCTGGTCTTTGGCAATGCTCAGGTCTATGGCAAAGCTTGGGTCTCTGGCGATGCTCGGATCTATGGCAATGCTCTGGTCTATGACAATGCTCTGGTCTTTGGCAATGCTCAGGTCTATGGCAAAGCTTGGGTCTCTGGCGATGCTGAGGTCTCTGACAATGCTCAGATCTATGGCGATGCTCAGGTCTTTGACAATGCTAAGGTCTTTGGCAATGCTCTGGTCTCTGGCAACGCTGTGGTCTATGGCAATGCTCGGGTTTATGGCGATGCTCGGGTCTCTGGCAATGCTTGGGTCTATGAGTAAAAAATAGTTGACATCCTTTCAAAAATGATTATATTGGTATTGTAAGGAACGAAAGGAAACCACTATGATCTACGATGCTTACGCAATGTTCTCTGAAGGTTCTTATCGTATCGCTGAGGGGAACTGTCAGGAGGCTGTCCTCGACCGTGCCGAAAGCGTTTGCGCAGGTCTTGGCGTTAACCCTTTGGGATATGTCGCTGGCGCTCGTGGTGAGCTGAAGCTCAACTGCAAAATCTTCGAACTCAAAGATCTGGAGGTTCGCTAATGTATAAACTGTTTATGCTGAACTTTGGTTATTTCCTGGATTATGTCTTTGAAACTCTTGAAGAGGCAAAGGAAAAGGCCAAAGATGTCGGCTTCGAGATTGTGATTTACAAAGACGGAGAAATTGTTACCACGATCAAAAATTACTAAGAACCTGTCTGTAGCTTAGGTGGGAAAGCGCTGGTTTTGGGTACCAGAGACCGGGGGTTCGAGTCCCTCCAGACAGACGGAGCGTTATCCAGAGCGGCCTCTGGACCAGTCTTGAAAACTGTGGGCACCGTTAACAGCGGTGTGGGGATCGACACCTCAGCGCTTCGCCAAAATTTGAAGCAATCACGCCCACTGTCAATAGCTAGTGGTTGACCTACCACAAATGCGACATGCCGTTTGCTTCCTCTCAGGAGATTGGTCCCTCTTGAGTAGGCCCCTATAGCTCAGCTGGAAGAGCATCTGATTTGTAATCAGAGGGTCGGGAGTTCGAGTCTCTCTGGGGGCACCACTTCATTCCGGTGTAGCTCAGTGGTAGAGCAGTTGAAATCTCAATTGTTATAAATAAGTCAAAGGTTTAAATTGGAGACTTATTATGAACAAGAACGAAAAAATATCCCAAAAGCTCAGAGAATATTATGCTGAAAACGGTCATCATTTAAAAGATAGTACAGGTTGGAAGCACGATAAAGAAATGAAAGATCTTAAGAGAAAAAAAACTCTTGAGTATTGGGATAAAAAAGGAAGAAAAACAGCTAAAGAAAAAGCTGCAAGAAACAAAGCAAACGTCTATGCTTATAGAGCAAGAAAATATAACGCTATTATTGAAAGCAGTGATTTGGAATTGATTAAAAGAATATATGAAAACTGTCCTGATGGTTATCATGTAGATCATATAAAAGCTTTAGCCGCCGGCGGTTTACATCATCAAGATAATTTACAATATTTAGAAATATCTGAAAATTGTAGAAAAGGAAAAAGAAAAGAATTTGATCCTACCAAAGCAATTGCTTGGCAGGAGATTGTTCCCCGATAGTTCAGTTGGTAGAACACCGGACTGTTAATCGTTAATCCGTATGTCCCTGGTTCGAGTCCAGGTTGGGGAGCCACAAAATATTCCGGTCGTAGGTTCAAATCCTACCCACCGCAACCAATACACTTCTTTTATAAATAATTAAATTAAAAGGAGTTTTTCTATGATAAAGTTTAGACAGTATATAACTGAGGTTTCATCTACAATAAATCAGAGAGGTCTTACTAGAGAAATGGAGAAATTGAAAAAATTTCTCAATGTATCTACTAGGTCTAAATCTGAAATAGTTAAGCTTGTAAAAAAGCTTCTCGCACCTTACGATGCTTATGTTAATACTGATCTTTCGCCTGCTGTTCCAAGCAATGAAATCTATATTAGTGCGTTGTTTGATCCTGACCTAGATGAAGAAGACGAGCCTTCAATAGAAATCGTTCTGATATTTAACTCTTCTGACAAGAAGGTTACTATGTCTTCGTCTGCAGTGGATCATACTGTGGATAGTATTGTGAAAGCTGTTGCGCATGAAGAAATACATAGAGCGCAATATCGCAAAAGAGATTATATGGACGGAAGAAAGTATACGAAAGGTAAAACACAAGATCAAAAATATTATGGAAACACTGATGAAATAGAAGCGTTTTCCCATAATATTGCCACTGAATTACTTCAATATACAAAATACGACTATAAAAAAGCTAGAAGTTTACTGAGAAACTATAAAAAGACCTCTAGCATAAAATCGGCTAATGGGAATCTCATGAGCCCAGATTTTTACAACTATGTTAATTCTTTTGGCGTTAATGATCCTGTTGTAAAAAGACTTGTGAAAAGAATCGCTCATTTCATTGATGTATTAGAAATTGAGCAATCAGATTAGAATATAGAGCAAGATACCGCCGGAGCCAATAAAGATGGATATACACAATGGTTAAATCGATCGCAACTCGTCGTAAAAAGAAAGCACCTTTGCCGAGGCGCATTCTAACTGGTTATGCAGCTGGTCCTCAGGACGACTTCTTCAAATTCAAAGACTATGTTCGGACTGATGTTGAACCTAGGCTGATTATTGCAACGGTCAAAGATTATATTCGGGAAAACTACAAAAAAGAGTCAAAGATTCTCCTTTCGGCTCCCGACTGGTGTTTTCGTTATCCGTATTTTATTGCTGCCACGATTGAGTGGAAAAAGCTTGGTAAGGATCTTCCTTCAAAGTGGATGATTGATAAACATATTAATAATTTTGTTGAGCAACTACGAAAAGAAGGTAAAAAACAAATTCAAAAATCTGAAGATCAACCAAACATTGCTAAAAAGTCACCTCAAGAAATTCTTCGAGAAAAATCTTCTGATTTCATTTCTGAAATTGAAGCTGTGATTGATGACTTCAATAGTGGAACACATATTGACATTGACAATTACTCGCCGTTCCTTGAACTGAAAAAGATTGGAGCTGCACAACAGATCGCAAAAAACACAATTGATTATTATACACCCCTAAAAAACGAACTTGAGGATTTGATTTCTGGTAAGGACAAGGATCTACAAGAAGGATATAACCATCTTTCGGCAAAAAAGAAAAAAGACTTCCTCAAGTTGATCACTCATATTATCAACGATCTTGAAAAATACACTCAAGCAAAGAAGGCAGTTCGTAAGACTCGTGTAAAGAAACCTAAAACGGCTGATCAGCAAATTAAGGGATTGAAATATCTCAAAGACAACACTGAGTATAAGATCGCGTCAATTGATCCATCACAGATCATTGGATCGACTTGCCTATATACGTTTAACATTAAGACTCGCACATTAACTGAATACGTATCAGAACATGTTGATGGTATTCGCGTCAAAGGGACAACACTACAGAATATCAATATTGAAAAGTCGCGGTGTACTCGTCTACGTAAACCAGAAGAATTCTTGTCGATTGTCCTTAGTAAGACTCAAACTCAAATCAGCAAAGAATGGGCAAAATTGACTACTAAGACTAATCAACCAACAACACGTATTAGCGGAGACACTGTTCTCCTCAAGGTGAAACGATGACAAAGTTTTTAACCAAGAAAAAATTCTCAGCTGAAGTTGAAGAAGAAGTATATATGAAAGATATTAGCTATATGGAAGCTGTTATTTCTCTGTGCAATAGGCTTGATGTAGAGGAGCAAGATGCTAGTAAATTTCTTTCGTCTCAACTAAAAAGTAAAATTGAAGCAGAAGCTCGAGATCTGAATTTTTTGCCGAGTAAAGGTAAACTAAATTTTAACTAGTATAAATAGTTGACATTATGAACTTTTAGTGATAGTATACAAACACTCAAACATACATAGATACAAGGATAATACATGTCTTTTGCAAAACTGAAACGTAATCGTGATCAAATTTCCAAACTTCAACAAGCCGCTAGCGAACAGTCGACCGGTCGTAAATCCTATGTCGATGACAGGATTTGGTCTCCAACACTCGACAAGGCTGGAAATGGATACGCTGTAATTCGATTTCTTCCTGAAGCTGAAGGATCTGACGTTCCATGGATTCGCTATTGGGATCATGGATTTCAGGGTCCAACGGGCCTGTGGTACATCGAAAAGTCTTTGACATCTATTGGTCAAGACGACCCAGTTGGAAAATACAACTCTGAATTGTGGGATACTGGTCTCGAAGAAAATAAGGAAATTGTTCGTAAGCAAAAACGCCGCCTTCATTATGTTTCAAACATTTATGTCGTTAGTGATCCTAGCAATCCAGCTAACGAAGGCAAGGTGTTCCTTTTCAAATTTGGCAAAAAAATCTTTGACAAGATCATGGATATCATGAATCCTCAGTTTGATGACGAGGAACCGGTCAATCCTTTTGATTTCTGGGAAGGCGCTAACTTCAAGCTCAAGATTCGCCAGGTCGAAGGTTACCGTAATTACGATAAGTCTGAGTTTGCTTCGCCTGGGCCTCTTTCTGATGACGATGACGAGCTTGAGCAGATTTATATCAAAATGTATGATCTTAATGAGTTCCTCGATCCAAAAACTTACAAATCGTATGATGAGTTGAGGGAACGGATGAATAAGGTTCTTCTTCTGGAGGAGAAGCGTACTACCAAGCAAATGGTTGATCTCGACGATGAAATCAATCCGCCTGAGATCAAGCGTTCTGAACCTAAGCTGTCAACTTCTAATGATACTGATAATGTTTTTGGTAGCTCAGATGACGACGCTGATGATAATCTGAGCTTCTTTGAGAAGCTTGCTAACGAGGACTAATATGCCTCCAAATTAAAATAATAGACCGAGGTGACAGACGTTGCCTCGGTCTTTTCATATAAGGACAATACAAATGTTCCGCGTTTTCCTATCAACTGTTGTTATCGGTATCTTGGTTTTAGCATATCATTTTCAAATTCCGCCACGCGACTTGGATTTGTCGTATTTTACAGAAGATCAAATTCTCGAGTCGTATAAAATCGATATTACGAATATTGAAGATGGTGTGTATCAAGTCCAAGGGCAGATTACACCAGGTGATTGTGAAAGATTCAAGCAGCAAATTCCTCGAAGATCTGTCGTCTATCTTCATTCACCAGGAGGATATGTTGAAGAAGCAATCTGCATTTCGGAATATGTTTACAGATCTAGTATACATACAGTCGTCAGCAGAGAACAAGAAGACGAGTATATAATTTGTGCTAGTGCATGTACGTATATTTTTGTTTCTGGTAAAACGCGTACTCTTCGAGGCGAGCCTTTTGTGGGATTTCATTCACCGGGTCAGCCTCACTTTATGTTGTTTGCCAGTGATCCACGAAGAATACAACACAGTGCATATAAGGTTGGTAGATTGATGCGAGAGCTGTTATATTATGTTGGTGTCGATCATCCCGATCTTGTTGATCTGTTTTTCAACCATCCTAACGAAATCATGTATAAGTTTGATGCACAACACATTGAAAGGTTTCCAGGATCGGTTTATTTTGCAACTGACTATGACAACTTTTATGGATTAACACGCAAAGTGAGGTTACAGAGACGATGGTAAAGAACGGTAAAATTTGGGGGATGACAGAAAAAATAGTCGCCAACAGCTCATTCGAATTTCATCGAATTGAGTTCAAGGCTGGCTATAAATGCTCTGAGCATTTCCATCGATTTAAATGGAATGGCTTTTACGTAGAAGCCGGCCGCATGCTAATTCGAGTGTGGCAAAATGATTATGATCTCGTTGACGAAACGATTCTCGAACCAGGTGACTATACTCAAGTCAAACCTGGCGTGTACCATCAGTTTGAAGGACTACAGGACGGAGTTGCATTCGAGTTATATTTCGCCGAGTTCAATCATGATGATATTGTTCGTCGAACCGTGGGGTCTAATATTTAACGGGGTTCATATGTCATATCAAATGATGGAACAAACCCAGACGAGACAAAATTGCTTTGATTGTTTTGTACGCTAGTGCTCGGGGCATTAACGATCGGAGTGTATGCTAAAGCACCAGGAGCTCTTGTCATATCGAATACTTCAGCGCTTTTAGCGTACAATTCACGACCTCTGTTATTTCTGTTGATGCCGAATGGAGCCTTTTCGCTAAGTATCTGTTGCCCTTGAGTAGAATCAAGAGGGATAACTGCTTCTTGCCCATGTAGCATCACAGGTGAACCCGACATAGCAGCGTTGAAGATTCCTCCACTTTTCATTTCTGGAAGAGTTGCTAATAGCCGTTCCAGTTCAGCGATATCAGTCTCAAGACTGGTTTTCATTTTGCTGTAGCCCCAAGTTCCTGGCTCTAAATTTTCAAGTGCTTGTTTAAGATCAACCAATTCTTCCTGAAGTCTAGCCCTCTCTTGTTCAATCGTTTCTGGTTGCATAAAAGCTGGAAGTAGAGATTGTATTCTTTGTTTTATTTCTTCAAATGAGGGTATAAAATCAAACAAGTTTTTGAAGAACGTCTCAATTTTGTCGATTGTTTGATTGAATATATTTGAAATTAAGTTCGTGTCACCTCGTTCTTCATCTTCTGAGTTCCATTTAAACAGGCCTGAAATCCAATCCCATGCTGGTTTCAAAGTATTATCAAAAATCCAGTTGCCGATTCCAACCCACACTCCAACATATCCATCCCATAGATTTTTCAGCGCTTGCACTGGATCTGTGAATAACAGTTTTACCCATTCAACAGAATCTTTGACTATAGAGAAAATGCCATCGACGATACTATCGATCGTTTCTCTAAAACTGAACGTGTTGAGTTTTGTGACTACCCAACCTGGTAGTCCTTGCCCAGGAATTGCATTTCCCTGATCGTCGACTTCTATGCCAAAGGATTTTTTTAGAATCCAATTTATAACGTTCTTCAATAGGTCGTACGGTGCTCCAACGATTTCACCTAAGAAACCACCAATGCCAGCACTAAGTTTATCATATAATGTTCCTTCAGTTTCTCTAAATTCTCTCACGCCTTCAACTACACCAAAAATCGTATTTAGAGGCCAAAGCAGTCTACCAAATAATGTACCTATCTCGGCAACACCACCAGTAAAAAATCGTAAAATCTTTCCCAAATTTCCTTGTGATAAATTAGTAGCAGCTCGAAAGATATCTCTTATAGGGCTGAATATTGGCGTTAGTATCGTCTCGCCTATCGACATCAATACTTTTGTTGTAATAAGTAATACTTTTAGTGGCCCTTTCATCAAATCTCTAGCTGCATCGAACGTATTCTTTATCGGCCTGAATACCGCACCAAATATATCCGCACCTCTTGAAAACAAATCTTTCGTTGTAGTGATTAGAGATTGAAATGGCCCTTCCATCATATTAATGGCAGATTGAAAGATATTCTTTATTGGGCTAAATAACGGAGATAGTATTTGTGCTCCCCTCGACAACAGGTCTTTTGTTGCCGAGATTATCTTACCGACAGGGCCATTTGATATGATCTCTAAGTTTAGAAATGAATTGCGAATGTTACGCAGCATTACGACTAAACCGCCGATCATCGATGGAATTGCCTTTATCCCTGCAAAGGCTTTAGTGATTGCTTGTAGAGGGAGTAACAGTGCAGTTCCTAGTAAATCGCCAAAACCGCTTATCTCATCGCCGCCTGAAGAAACCCCACCGGATGGTCGACCGGGAGACATTTTTTTCAATTCTCGAGAACGCTCAAGATCTGCTAGTTTTTGTCGATCCAACAGTCTATTTTGAGTCTGTACCCACAATCCAAATTTCTTATTTAGATCACGAACTTCGAGCTTTGTATCTTTCTGTTCGTCGGCAGCGTATATTAGCTGTTCCTTGATATCGGAGAGCGTTGCTTCAGCCATTTTGTTTCATTCTTTCTTTTTCTTCTTCTAGATGGTTGATCAATAACGAAATGTACACTTCTCTTTCCCAAGGAATCATATATTCAATATCACTTAGTGAATAGTTGTGATGCTGCATCAACTGAAAGTTTGTATCAAAATGATTTGTCAGAGTGTCATGAGAAAGAGCTACTAAAAAAAATCGTTGATGCCCTCGAGAACAATTGTGTTATCTGCTTCACATGAGGTGCACTTAAACTTTACCTCATGCTTTAGTGACGGCATATTAGCAATGAAGTTAGCAATCTTTGAGTACTGTGCCGTGCTCATCGATTCAACAAAATCTTTGAGTTCGGCAAATTCAACGTCAGATGCTTTGATGTTTTCGTCTTCAGTTTGAATCGAATCGATTGCGTTGAGTGACATGTCAAACATAAAGTTTAGGTTTTGTTGGTCACCCTCAGCTGAGGCTGTTGCCGATGACGTAGCAACATCTTTATATGATGGATACTTTAGTATCAATGAAACGTTATCCGTTAGTTGTACCTTCTTTTCCTGTTCAACCATTTTTACTTGGATATCGTCAATATTGATTGACACCTCGTTCTTGGTTTTACAATTCGTGCAGGTACCGTTGACGTTGATGTTTTCGCCAACCGATTTACCACGAATCTTGAGAAACATATACTCAATATCGAATGTTGCGAGATCATTGAATTTGATATCTTCCTGAATGCAAGCTTCGATTGTGTCGACGATCGCATTGATCATCATCGTAAAGTCGCCCATCTCGACTGCTGTTAGCAGAATCTTTTCCTCTTTGACGAGATATGGTCTGTACTTCACCTTCTTACCCGAAGAAGGAATCGTTAATTGATACTTTGGTGTGTCATTAAGTTTTGGTAACATGGATTATAAATTTTCCTCTGATGTGGCTTCCTGCACCAGGACCCACTTTTGATATGTGAATGTCACAGAGACATCAACAAAGTTGTCTGCCTCGTTGTTGTAATCGATGTTTGTCAATTGAGTAGGAAATGCTTTAATCAATTTCACTCCATATGTAGTTGTGTCAGTTTTATCGACTGGGTTAATCGTTATATCACAGGTATATTGATTCTTATACTTAACTGTTCCATCATTCTGGTTGAAGATGTAGTTGTGCCATTTTGTGAAGTAACTACGAATCAGATAATCATTGCGTTCAGCAAACGTAACATCCACGTCCTCATATGCCATACCATAAGCAACTTTTTCAGGAAATCCGTTGATGATCTTCTCTTTTGTCAGAAGCTGTTGACCCGGCATGGTAATGTTCTTACACATAATGTTTAAAGACTGGCTGTCTAAAC